GAGCCTTCAAAAAGTTTGTAGTGTAAAGGAGCGAGGGCCTTTACCAGGATAAAACTGTTCTTAGGATGTAGCACATGGAAGGCTATTTGGTGTGGTGAGAACCTCACTTTTTTACTCTGTTTTACTTTTAATTCTAATGTGAAAAATCGTTGATTTTTATTGTATCCAAGCAAGTCAGGAAGCCCTGGAACTGCCAAATTTTCTATTCTATTCCAAACAATATTTGGGGAAGATTTTTTCAAATCTAACCATAATTTTCTTTCAGGATTCAAAGTAAATCATACCTTCTTGACCACCCTACCCATACGCCATTTTTCAGGCTCAATAGTGATTGCGATTCTATGACTTTCTCTGACTCCAAACAGTTTATTTTCTAATAATTGAATGCCTTTGATATCGTAAAATTCTCCATTGGGAAGTATCACCTGAACTCTAGCGTTTTGGCTAACTTCGCCTTTCATAAACTTATCTACGACTAATTTTAATTGCTTTCCGTTTATCATAAAGGTGGGCCAGTCCAGTCTCCCATTCTGACCCATTATTGACTTTTACTCTTATTTACTTTAATTGTCAAATTATGGGATTAATGAAGAAATTGACAGAACAGCAAATAAAATTTGCCCAATTGCTTGTGGTTAATGAAGGCAGAAAAACGCCAACAGAGTGTGCCATAGAAGCAGGGTATGCAGAAGAATCGGCATATGTAAGGGCATCAGAACTTAGAAATCCAAACAGATATCCATTGGTTGTAAAATATATTAATGAGATTAGAGAAGAGTATCAGAGAAAATACGAAGTAACTTATCACAACCACATATCAGAACTAGCAAGACTCAGAGATGGGGCAAGAGAAAATAAATCTTGGTCGGCAGCTAACAACGCAGAAATTGCTAGAGGTAAGGCAGCAGGATTATATATTGAACAAAAAATTATACATCATACAAAACAATCAGACTCAAAAGACCCTAACGAATGGCTTCAAAAAATGAAAAAGATCGTTGAAGATAACAAAGGTCTTATTGAGGCTGACTTCACAGAAATAACTAACACTTAATCTTTTCTTAAACTGTCCCTGGTTCTTATTGTTTCATCATACTTAATAACTTTTTCTAAAAAACTAGAAATTTCATACAAATTAATTTTTGTATAAAAGCCTGGTTTGTTATTAACATATTTGATTATTTCTTCACTACAACTTAGTGGTAGACATTTTTGACTCAACAAATCCATCATAGCACTAATGATAGTCATATCATTTTTGTTAAAAGTATATTTAGTTTTTTTCAAAACACATTCGCAACACGCTAAAGTAATTTGTGTTTTATCTTCTGTGTTAACAAACATATGTTTAGTTTGTTTATTACAACTAACCTGACATTGTGTGTAACAGTATTGTTGATGGTCTTTTATATCTGTTGATTTAATTTCCATATTATATCCTTTCTGTAATATATTATATAGGATAATTTAGGTTGTTTGTCAACCTACTATTTTACCTTTGTTCTTTCCTTTTTTGATAACGTATTTTTGAGTACCATGTTTACCAATTTCAACTTCTTTACGAAGCATTTGAAACATCTTCATTTCTTTTGCTTGTTCCCATTTTTCCTGAACGTATTTTAAAACTTTTAGTTTATTAACTTTTTCTCTACTACTCATATATCTACTCTTTCCATTTTTGTAATGCATCCGATTGGAAAGATGTTTCTGTCTGAGAAGACTTCATCTTTTTCATCATAAGAGGCAAAGGTGTACAAATACTTACTGGTTTTTTTATACACGTAAGCGTTAGTGACCATAAAACTTGGCTCAAACTTGTCAAATTCCTCAACAGTAGCGTGTCCGCTATCCCCGGTGATATCAACCCAATGTATATTATAAAAATAATAACATTTTTTGTTAATAACCGCATGTTTGTATCTCTTTTTTCTCTTCCTTTTTGTAGTCATACCCCTTCTTATACCAATTCCACATATATAGATATAATTTATTAATTTATATAAGCGCTATGTCAAATTCTGAAAAAAAAATGTGGAAATGTAGAAAATGATACTATTAGTAAGGAATACCAACGATTCCCGCTTCCACATTTTGTTCCACAAATCCACAAATTTCACTTTTTACCTCCAAAAACCCTTATTTTACGTAGGTCAATTTTCTGTTTTTTGTGGAAATTTATCGCCCTGGAGGCCTCTTTTACCTTATTTTCCCAGCCTCTCGCCACTCGACTCCGGTCCGATTCTGCTGATTTGTGGAAACGAACAGCGAAAGCGTCAGCCTCTTTCGTTAATTTTTCTATAATACTCATCAACCTTTTTTAACCATTCCCATTTATACTGCCTAAATCTAGACCCATTTATGACAAATTTTTGAAAGTAAAGATCAGGCGTACACATCAATATTACAATTTGTTCAATTTGGGTTTTATAGACCCAATCGTGAGCAGTTGCATAAGCAGCACCTTGAAGATAATAATTATCAATCCACTCTTCCCTTTTAGGCTTGTTCGATTGTTTAAAGTCTATTATACTTTCACGCCCTTGATAAATACCGCAAAGGTCCGTTTGCCCTGCATACAGTCCAGGATAGTATAAAACGCACTCAGAACCCCAAATTTCTTCCAAATCACCAAAACCCTTGTCCCTGATAGTCTCAGCCATCTTTTGCGCTTGTACGCCTTCCTCAGACAGGTCTAATAGGCCTTCTCCTGCTATATAATGCTCTAAATAACTATGCATTGAGGTTCCACGTTTGGCTGCTTCATTCTTTATACGATCGGCTTCAGATTCACCCACCCTAGATTTCCACCTAGCCAAAGACTCTCGTTTCTCGTCGCTTTCTGTGGCACTCAAGATAGTCGTAACAGATGGTAGCTTTTCGTCACCAACCTCATAGTGTCTTTTATCATTAATCAATGATCTAATAGATTTTGGGTACTCGTATATTTTATTCCACTTCATTTTCTGCTTCTATGATTGCTTTACCGATTTCTTCCGCGATCTTGGGGACGATAGAGTTTCCCAATGCTTTAAGTCTGTGTACTCTGCCGGGTATCCCATGAGCCACTCGACCCACGTTGGGTTCAAAGTCCCACCAGGCGCTTTCTCCACATAAGCTACTTCCGTCTCCAAATATTTCTTGTGTCGAAGTTTCGCCATTCCCTCTGATAGTTTCATTGTCATTCCGATGGCTGCTCTCGGTGTTGGCCACAGTTTCACCGCTGCTGGTAACATCACTTGATGTCCCTTGTCCTTGACTCTCTTTGCGTACTCCCCGTTGTCGTTCACGTCCTGTTTCCACATCCCTTGAGATGGTGTTGGCCACATCATTTTCGGTACGTTCCCCTGTTTCTCGAATACGTCCTTGCCCAACATCTTCTTCGCTTCTTCTCTCGATATCTCGCCCGCCATTACCTTCTTGCGTAGCATTCGAACGTTCCCCTCGTTCGGTCGATCGATCACTGTTGGCGTTGGCCACATTAATTTCGGATGAGCCACTTGATCGTTCAGACTGATTGGCATTTTCTTTTCTAATTTCATCTTCATTCGTTTCTCCGATGAAGGTCCCCTGTCGCAATGTGCGTCGGGAGTTCTCCATATTTTCATATCCAAATGCTCTGCTACGTCGTTCAGACTCGCCCCGTATTTCACTTTTGATTCTTTCCTTATCTTGCTGAAACCCGTTGGCGTTTCCACCACTCTCTTGCCCTCTGCTCCTTTGTAATCTCTCGCTTTCGGAGTGGGCAATAATCCAAATTCTTTCTCTTCTATGGGGAGCGCCGACACCTGCAGCTGGAATATTGAACGCCCTGACTTCGTATCCTTCTCCTTCCAAGTTAGCGCACACAGTTTCGAAGACCATGCCGTTTTCGAGGTTAATAAGACCTTTGACATTTTCTCCAATAACCCACCTCGGCTTAAGCTCTTTGATGATTCGAAACATCTCAGGCCAGAGATGTCTATCATCACTTGTTCCTTTTTGTTTACCCGCGACGCTGAACGGCTGACATGGGAAACCACCCGTGATGATTTCGGGAAGTTCAACTCCATCTGCTTCGAGTCTTTCTTTTGTAATTTCTTTGACATCGTTATATATCTTAACTCCTTTCCAATGTTTTTGCAGCACTAATTTGCAATATTTATCCATTTCGCAAAAGGCTACGGTTTTATACTTTCCTGTTCTTTCTAAGCCTAGGCTAAAACCACCTAAACCACTAAATAAATCTAATATTTTCATTCTTCTGTATTAACGATATGAGTATTATATCTTAGTTTAACCATTTGTAAATAACTATAAGCAGCTTTTGGTGTCATATTACCTTTCATATTGTTGTATTTCCAAGAAGTAAAAATAGTATTTGTTTTTGTATAACCTTCCCAAGGTAAAATCCTGTCGATTGAACAATTGGTATCAAGCAGTTTCTTTTTTTCTTTTCCTTCATTGTGTCCTTTAATAAAAGTCATTTCAATTCCAAGACCAGGACAGTAGTTACCAAATATTTTTTCTTGTTCTCTCCAATGGTTTAAAAGATCATCTGTATCAACAAACTCTAGCATAGGTGCTTTTTTTCTTTTAACTGATTTTTTCATACTATGAAATAGTTCACTAAAATAACCTCTTTCTGTATTTAAAGTTTTTACATTGCTTATTTTTTTACAATTCAGGCATATACTTCCAAGTCCTAACCTTCTATTTTTAGATTTAGTAAATAAATGTAAAGGAGTCATTACTCCACATTTACTACAAATTTTTTGTTGATATTTTAATATTATTTTATCTATAAGAAGTTGTTCTTTTTTATAATTTTCAGAAACCCTATCTCCTCCTGTTTTACCCATTTAATTATTTTTACCTCTCAATAAAATTTCTGCTTCTGTATCAGTTGCTGTTTGACGTTTAAAATTACCATTCATTACAAATTTTTCTATTGAAGTAAGTAGGTTTGCTTTAACAGGTTGTTCGCATAACATTTCTTCAAGGGCTAACATAACTTTAGCCGATTTATCTAATATCTCTTCATTAGTAATATTAGCATCAATAAATTGTTGACCTGGGCCTCTCATACAGATTGCCGTTGTTAAGATAAAGGCTTGAAGTGCTGAAAATAATGGAGCCACTTGTTTTGTTTCTCCATTAATAATTGCTTCATCGTGCGAACCTCTAACGTGTTCATCACCATAGACAAATTGCATTAAATTCATCATATGTGTAATGATAGGTGTATTACATTTATTATAGTATATTTCATCTTTGTTTTTCATTTTGTTCCTTTCTTATTTTTTTTCTTCCCATATACCAGTCTCCTGGTTCGTAATCCCATCGTTTACCGTGATGACCACGAAGATCAGCGTACCATATTCGAAGTTTTACGATTAGTTTTTTTAAACGTATCATATTACTCCTTTTTCTCTTAGTAGTTTTATTTTATCGTTAATTTCTTTCGCTAATTTTTCGTTATCTTTTCTTACTTCTCTAAGTTCAGAAGTTATTTTTTGATTGTGTTTGTGAAGTTGTTCGTTTCTAAACTTCCAACGCTCAATCTGAGCCTCTAGATCATTTGGTCTTTTATCACTCATTAAAATATTTTTATGGTTAATATTACTATACAAGCAATTAAACATAGGTTTATGCAAAGCAATATGTTCATCATACTGTATATATTTTTTATGTCTTTTTTATTGTCAAAAACATAATTAGTTATTGTCTTTAATATATTTACTATATTATTTCTTTCTTCTGGTATCATTGTAGTTTTTTCTCCCATTCTTTTATTTCCCCTAATATTTCTTCTTCAGTTATTTCTACTTCACCTGAAGAATTACATTTAGCACATTGAATTATGATCTTTTCCTTTTCATTTTGATCTTTCCAAATTCTTCTGTACCCATTTCCCATACAAGCATTACAAACTATCTTACCGCTCATGATATACTTTCTAGAATTACTACTTCGTTTCTAGCCTCACGATAATGTTTTCTTTTCAAAGAAATCTCTTCATTAATTCTATCCTTTTTAACCTCAAGTTGTTTTGCTTTAAACAAAATGTATTCAGGATTATAACCTGCCCATTCACACACTTGTTTAAAATCAGGATTAAAAATGTTAATCCAATTTTTTGCTCTACCTCTTTCTGCAGCTGTCAATGGACTACCTTGATAAAAGTTAGTGCAGGCTTCATAAACTGCTTGTGATAGAACTGCCTTCCATAGTTTTTGCTCTGGAAGTTTTTCTCGTTCAACTTCGTCTTGTCTAAGATTGTTTTTTATCCAACTTGCCATTTAACTTTCTCGCTTTCTCTCTTACTAAAGTTTTTATCACTTGACTACGACTAAGTTTAACATCAGGTGTCATCTTAGTTTGTAGTTTTGTGACTGTCTCATAGGTCTGATTGTCAACCGTTATATTTTTGTACTTGCTAAAGTCAGTCATTTAACATATCCTTTCATTTATTTATTTTAATATCCTATATATAGGACTTTATTTTTAAACAGTCAAGGCTAAAATGAAATTTTTATTAGTAATTCAAATATGTTCTGTAATTGCGCAACAATGTACTCAACCTGTTGAAATAGGCAGATATAAGGACCATTTTGATTGTGCAACCGCAGGTTTTATTAATGCTATGGGTGCTATAAGAGAAATAGGTGTTGAAGAAGTAAATAAAAATAAACTCTTAGTTAATTTTTCCTGTAAGGAACAAGAATCTACTTAATACTACAATAGTGTCCAACAACTAATTTATTATCTAAAGTATACCAACCCTGGTGTTCACCAATGTTGTCTCTGTACTTTGCAATTTGTTCAATTATTCTTTGACCAACTACAGTACAATTATCTTCCGTATCAACAGGATAATAATTTTTTTCTAGGTTATCAGGGCCAGATAATAATACTACTATGACTACTAAAGACTTCATCCTTGTCCTCTTGCTTTTTTTCTTTTTGGTAATCTTTTATTAAATGATTTAGCGTGTCTACCTGGACGCTTTCTTGGAAATTCTTTGATGAAAGTTATTGAACCTATGGATGATTTTTTCTTAGCCATTCTACGTCTTGATCTTCTAATTTTAAATACTTAATTGAACCATTAACATATTGTTTAACGTCATAACCACAATTTGTGCATCTATAAAAATCAGTTACGATTGCAACTAAAATTGTATCTTCTT